ATGACCCGTATTTATCGTCAACCTTCGGCTTGTGGGGCAGTTAACGAAACTTGAATTTTCTTAACCTTTTTGATGGTAAAACTACGCCATTCTTTTTTGTCCAAATCATAGACACGCATGGCAGTTGTACTTTCTTTGCGAGGTTTTGCATCTTCTTTTATTTCTACTTTGGGTAGAAAATCAGGATGCAATGTGCAATTCATTACACGTTCAGTTCCATCTGCTTTGGTAAAAGTAACTTCTACTTTGTCTGTCTTTAGCATTCCTTTTAACCAATCAGAAAATTGATTCCATTCTTCTTCGGTCCATTCTGAGGTCTTTGTATTATCTAGCATTTTGGTCTTCCATTGTTGTAAAAAAGTTTTTGATTTTAAGTTCTTCGTCCCAGTCATACTCATTGCGTTCATCACACAACTTCAATGCCTCTTGTTTAGATACCACACGATGTCCAAGAATAATATCAGTTGGACGTAAGTGTTCTTGGCTAAATTCTTTTGCTTGTTCCATAGTTACAGTATCCAATGCATACTCAGCTTTACCTTTTGGCACTTCAACCATGTAACTTACTTTGAATTGACTTAGAGTTTCTACCAATACCCACTCAGTTTCAATTTTGGATAATGTAAAGGTACCATCACCGTTATCTTTCCAATCTAGATTGTCACCTTCTTTCCAACCTAGTTCTGCTAACATGTCATCAGAAAGAGGCATAATCAAATCTCCTGATTCAGGATCTTCTTCTAGTTTTACAGTATGTTTCATACGTCGGTTACCTTTACAGTTGGTTTTGTTAAGTTATATTCAGCCAAGCGCAACGCATATGCTTTTTCACGTGCTTCCTCACATGGTTCACATATTGTACGTACCCAGCCGCCAATACCACCATTCTCATCTTTAGGCCAGTTTGTCTTAGCCTGGGCACCACATTCTTCACATGTGACACCACTCATGCTTTCTGCCATCATTACCATACCGTGAATATATTCATCACCACCTGTATAGTAAAAACGTAGTGTACCAAACTTTTCTTTAACTTGGTCTAGTGTAACTTGCTTTACAACTTCTTCTGTTCTATTTTTCCAATCAATATGATTTTGAATATTACCCATTAATTGATCCAGCAAAGTAAACCAACCATCACCGCATTCAAAACCCCAACACATGCAAGTTTCTTTCATATCCTTATTACGATTAACCATCATCTTTGGATACTTCTTGCATAACAATTCGTCTAATTCTAGTCTCATGATATCATCATCCTAATTAAACCTACACTATCAATAGTGACTAACAATAAGTAGTTAGCCAGCATGCCAAATGATTTCCTAGTAAAAGCAGACCAAGCGTACATAGCGCAACCACTAATCCAGATAGGATATAAAACGAAAAGAGGAGGATTGGGTACAGTAAATGCCATAGTGAAACTACAGCCAACACTAATTCCCCATGCAAGGACTTCAACAAAAAACCTAAATGGGTGCGTTTTGTAATCATCTTTTATCCAAATAAAAATGCCTGTTAAAATATCATTCATAGTGATATTATATAACAGGCATTAATAATCTACAAGAGATTTGGTTAACAATTATTGATTTGGAACTAAAACAATTTTCTTTGTGTTTGTCTGTGGGTCAATCATTTCTTGCCAATGATAACCAGCTGGTGGTTGTTGTACAACTACTTGTGGTTGTGTGTAAACAACACTTGGTTGTTCTACAACTACAGTATTTGGACGGCTAAGTTCGTAGCCAATTACACCACCGATTAATGCAGGTGCTACCCAATTACCACAACCATAACAGCCACCGTGATAGTAACCACGATATCCACCGTGCCATTCATGTGCTTGGGCACTTGCTGTTACAGCTAAACCTAAACTCAAACCAATAGTTAAAAGAAGTTTTTTCATAATGATTTCCTTTGTTATGATATACATATAACGTGTCAGCTTATTGTTCCGTTGACACGATGTTGGTCAATTGCCGTTTGTAAAACAATATCTATCATCTTATTTAGTGTAATATCACGTTTATGTGCTTCCATGGACAATTGTAGAATAACATCATTTTCCAAATCTAATGAAATTAGAATACGGTCATCAAATTCTTGACCATTGAAAATTGCACTAGCCTTTTCTAACCAATCTTCAGCCAATTCTAAATCAAGCCACTCTGTATCGTCCCATGCATAATTGGGGTCAACACCACGTTGTTTTGCCTCATCTAAAAATGCATCTTTATATTCAGGGTTTAACCAACGATAAGGTTTATATTTGTTTTCCTTGTCATTGATTTCCGCACAATATATTACCTGTGTGTCTGTACTAAAAAGTACTCCTACATGTGCATATTCACTTTCATAATCCATGAACCTAGCTTCAGGATAACAGTTCCATTGATATTCACTACCACCTACAATCTTGTGGTCTAGTGCTTCATTGACATCTTTTAAAAACATTGATAACTCCTAAAGGTTAATGTGTAGTCTGATTATAACATTTTACCCTATTTGTGTAAAATGTTTTGGTTATTGTAATCTTATTAGTTTAAGTACACGTTCAACAGTGGATACATCCAAATGTAATTTTTTTGCAATTTGGTCAGCGGTAGCATCATGATAACGTTGAACAACTTCCCTAACTTCTAAAATCAAATCTTGTTGTGACATAATAACTCCTTTAAGGTGTTATATATACAACGCCTCAGAAGGGTGGTTCGTTGACAAGGTCAGTATCATTTCCTTTTAATTTTGCCCAAATATATTTCTTTTCTACTTCAGTAACATAATTGGTGCGATGATTCATAAAATCATCACGCCATTTTTCAATAGTCTCATAACTACCCCAAGAATGCTTCGGGGCATTGTCTCGAATCCACATTGCTATGGCCCAAAAATATCGGCGATTAGCAGTATCAGCCGTATATAAGGCACGTTCATAATCACATGCCAACATACTTTCAACAAAGCCGCCGGGTGCCCAACCTCTAATTAGGTAATTGTGCAAAGTTTCTTTAGTATGTTGCGGGATTTCCATACCCATGTAACCCAAAGGCATGGTGTCAAAATCTATTAAACTTTTCATACAAATGCCTTATATAAACCAATCAAACAAATTGATAGTCCTACAATGTTAGTCAATATTTGAGGTTTATTTGAAACACGTAGGCTCCAAATCAAATATACTATACCACCAATAGCACCAAATAAAATGTCAAATGGTCGATATTGAGGCAACACACTCATAATAGAGTACATGCACATAAATGAACATGTACCGGTCCATTGTAGGATATCGTTTAATTTCATTAAAATCCTTCTTTAATGATGATAGCTACCAACATCAAGAAAATAGGGGACAACATAATTGCAAAATTGATAAGTGCCTGTGACATTATTTTACTCCAAATGTGTTAAGAGAAGGTTGCAAACTGTTAATTAATTCTGTCTCACGTTGATGAGCAGGACGCTTACCACGAACAACTTCAATGACACCGAACACAAAACGCTCGGCACCACGTTCACGTAATGCACGTGACAGGCCCCAGTTTTTGTTTTCAGTCATTGCACGTTGCATGTGCTTTTGCATACGACGGACTAGTGTCTTGCGAACATTTCCGTTGTAGCAAAGAGCAGTTAAACCAATGTAATACTCAAGTGTTACTGTATCCTGGATAAAGTAAATTACCTGATTTCTATCGGTTCTGCGTTTACGTGTGATTTTCGAGTTCATAAGAGTATTATATACCCGAACCCATTTATTGTCAAATTACCAAATGTTGTATTTTTACAACAAAATTGTCACAAAATTGTCATATTTTATGACGGATTTTTGTCGTTTTTTGTAATATATTCGTAATTTGTTGTGTCTACATTTTCACGTAGGATAATGGCACCGTTTTTTAAGTGAAAACGTCTTGCCGTATTTGTCTTAGGACTTAATGTTACAAACCTAGTTACACTAGGATATTGTTCTTGTATTCCTTTTACCGCTTGAAATAATAATTCCTGACCTTTACCACTCTTATAACTCCATATTGTATAGAATATAGCGGTAGTAGGAACCTTGCTAGTTTGTTTTAATCCA